TTCCGGTTCCTGTCACGGAATCTCGCGTGATAACCGGCTTGGAGCCGGTCATACCGGCGTCAATAACCCTCTTCCATCCAATAGGCGTCAAAACCTTATCGTTAGTATTAACTTCGCTAAGTTTAATGTTTCCACGTTTGGTTGTGATGATTGTATCGCCAATTAAACATAAGTCGTCGTGTTTTCCCTTCGGAAACTGCCCGACTTGCTTCATAACCATGTCCGCCCACTCCTTATCCGGGGCGTAAATCATGCCCTCGGAAAACAGATGCTGCACGGAGTACAGTCGGGACAGCTTATCAATGCTTTTAGGATCGTGAAGCTGTACCGAGAAACGCTCATTCGAATACAGGCGCCGCAATTCCTGCGCCACCGAGATGCCTGACGCCTTGTTTTCGATCAGCAGCTTGTCAACCTTGAACGACTTGCACGTCTTGGCGATCTTATCGACAAGCTCATGTATCTCAAGCCGAGCCTGCCAAGCGTACATCATCATGACCTTGGGAGCCTGCTCATTGTACGCGCGGTCCATGTACTGGGGCCTGCCGTCCTCATCAATGAACCGGCTGGCGTGCGCCATAGAATCCGTGGAGAACACGCCCCAGATCGTCATGGCGCTGGCGTCGTTGATCTCCTTGGTCGTGTAGGCCGTATCCAGTGACGCCAGAATAAAATCCATCGGCGGGTAGACGTCGTCCGGCCACAGTTGCCACCACTCGCGCTTGATGACGCCGCCGCCAGCGGGCTCGGGGCGCTGCTGCAACTGCCCGGCAGCCGCGAACGGCCCAAGAGCCCGCTCAAGCCTGTTAACCTCAGTGTCGCCAAATCGCTCCGGCCACAGCAACTCACCGGGCTTGTTGCGCGGGTCTTCCCAGCCGATACCGGTCACAAACGCCCGATCTGGCTCATAGCGCATAGGCAGGCAGAGGTGCGTCCAGCCGTCGGCCTCGCGCTCAAGGATGTGACCCGTCAAGTCGTCTTCAGCCAGCCTCTGCTGGATAATGACGTAGGCGCCTGTCTTCTGGTCATTAAGACGGGTAGACATCGTTCCATCCCACCACTCCTTAGTGGCTTCGATATTGGCTTCGGAGAAGGCTTCAGATGCAGAGTTTGCGTCGTCTACCACGATTACTGAACCACCTTCACCCGTCACCGCCGCGCCAACCGACGTGATCAGGCGCTCGCCGCCTTTATCATTAGAGAAGCGGGACTTGGTGTTCTGGTCGCTGTTCAACTTAAACCTGTCGCCCCACAGTTCCTGATACCAGGGCGACTCAATAAGCCTGCGGCACTTCACGGAGTCACGCAGCACAAGCTGATTGGCGTATGACGCCATAAGAAATTGCACGCCTGGGCCTGATGTCGGAGACTTGTTTCTTTGGGCCCAGGTCCAGGCAGGAAAAGCTACAGATGTAATAGTACTTTTACCGCAGCGCGGAGGTATGTTGATAATCAAACGCTTGATTTCGCCATCAGCTACAGCTTGCAGATGCTCTGCTACTGCTTCAATCGGCCAGCCGTCAGTCCAGTTTGAGGCGTCAACGTACTTCCACGCATTGCGCAGAAATTCATACAGACTATCCTCGCAGTCTGCGCGGTCCAAGTCCCGCAACTGCTGCTCAGGATTAACCAGTACGCCACGGCCAATGTCGAGCTTCACTTGTCGGCAAGCTCCGCAATACGCCTGCGCAGAGCCTCATTAAGAGGCGCATTGCATTCGTCGCACAGATCAAGAAGAGGCGACCCGTTTGTCTTGTACAAATTTTTGGGTTCGCCATTGAAATTAAAAAGTTCTTTGGTGCAAATATCGCATCTAAGTACAAAAAATTGCGTCATTCCTCGTCCTCCTCATATTCATACTCATCACCGTCGGTGACATCTTCGTAGTCGCCTTCAATAAGATCGGGAACCTCATTGATCTTTTGAGCGACAGCCTGCGTAATGATCTGCCGCAGGGCTTGGCGCTGCTCAGGCGTCAGGTCGCTGCTATCAATCACATCTCTGCGTCCGTCATCGATCATCAGCGGCTTGCCGTCCTTGCCGGTCAACTCCGTGCGCTTGATCTCGCGCCAGGGGTCGCCGCCACGGGTCTTCAGCCAGAAGATCGCCGCCGTCACCGCCGACTTATGCTCCGGGTCCGTCGCCATCGTGTAGAGGTTGTTCGCCACGTTCACATTCATCTTGGCGTCGGCGATGTTCAGTTCGTAGTCGTAGTGCTTCCTGAGCGTCTCATCAGAGATGCCGATCATCTTCCCGATCTGATCATGCGTCATACCCATACCCTTGAACTCCAGCACCTGACGACGGAATACGTCCGTCGGCTTGTGCGGGGGGCGGCCAATGGGTTTGGGCTTCTTTTTGGGTCGGCGTCGTCGGATTGGGGGCATAATCAACTCCTATCTAATCTATCTGTTTAGCCGTCTTGCTCGTCGTCGGACGCCAGCGGAGCGGGATTCGTCGCATCAATGTCAACCTCCGGCCAGTATGGGCCGGTCATGAACGACAGCCAGCCGTTGCGCCTGCATCTGTTTATCCACAACTTACGCTTGCGCTCGTACTGCTTCTGTTTGTAGGCGGACCACGTCGGTAGGTGGTGCCCAGGCTGTCCGGGCGCGGGTGGCTCACCTAGCATCGCCATAACTCCGATACTGCTTAATACGCCGGTGCGGCGCGGTACTTTTATGGTTGTATGGCGGTTTTTTTGGCTTGTACATACCCCCCTGTTTGTTTTCGCCAAAGGGGTGGGGGTGTTTCTGGGGAGGGGGGTCTGTTTGGGTATTTTTGGGGGGTGTGTGGGTGCGGCGCGCGGTAACCCCCTATAGTACTATTTCCTAATAGGGCGGGGGGTGGGGGAGGGGTCAATGCCCCATCATTGTCGGGTCAATTGACACCGCACGTGCACCTTCATTGCCCCATCACATGCGCCATCAATGCCCACGCATTGACGGGTCAAAGTCAGGTGACGCGCAGGGGCGGATTACACCCTGCGCAGCTTCCTGCGCTCTCGACCGGCGACCGTCGGTCGCGTCCCCGTGCGGCGTGGCGCGGGCTATGTGCGGGGATCTGGCGTCGTCGATAGCATCTCCGTGTCAATATCTAATGCACGCATCATAGCGGCGCGGTGTTGACGTTCAACCAAATAAATCGTGCGTCTGACCAAAAAAAGGTGTTGCGCGTCACGCGGCGCGGGTCCATAAGTAGGTCGTCGCCCCACCGGGGCGCAGCCGCCGCGCAGCTCGCGCGGCTCTCATCCAGGGAACGTGACCATGCCTAAGCAATCCGGATTGATCATTTATCGCGGCCCTAGCGCCTTGGACGGCGCGCCTATTGTTGTCATCGTCACTGGACTAGACGGTAAAGCGCGCAACGCAAAGACAGGCCTAGTTTTGCAGACTTGGATCATGCGAGACGATATCGCGCCGCATTTAGCTCTCAAAACAGGCGATGATGCGAGCGTTTGCGGTGACTGCATTCACCGCCCCGCCAATGGCGGTTCTTGCTATGTGCGGGTATTTCAAGCGCCGCTTGTGGTTTGGAAAGCCGCGCAACGCGGCCTGTATCCAACCGCCGAAAGTTACGGCGCTATCGTTGAAGCCGGGCGCAACCGCGTCGTGAGACTGGGTTCGTATGGTGACCCTGCCGCCGTTCCTGCAGCAATTTGGCAGGCTCTTGTGTCGGGCGCTACGGCGCATACTGGCTATACGCATCAATGGCGCAAAGCGCCGGATCTTGCGGCGCTTTGCATGGCTAGCGCGGACAGTGCTCACGAAGCCGATGAGGCGCATAGCAAGGGGTGGCGCACTTTCCGCGTCCGATCCGTTAGCGAAGCCGTTGCGCCCGGCGAGTTTATTTGCCCGGCGTCTAAAGAAGCTGGCGCTAAGACTGATTGCGCGTCATGCCGAGCCTGTGGCGGCAATACCGCAAAGGCGCGCGCTAACCCGGTCATTATCGCGCACGGCACAACGGCGCGCCGGTTCACACTTTCGCGCAATGGCGTGGCGGTCGCGGCATGATTGGCGCTCTAATCATCATCCCCGGTTGGACATTAACCCAGGAGGCCTAACCCACCCCCACCGCGCTCGACGCGCCCAGGCCCGGAGCCGCGCAAGCGGTGGCCGGGCTGAGGGCGTGCAAGGCCGCGATAGGCGCGGCTATCACCCAGGAGAACATGATTGATCGAGATCAAACACCGTGAAACCGGCGCCGTCCTGCATACGGTAAACGCCGACACCCTGAGCGGCGCGGACCTGAGCGGCTTGGACCTGAGCGGCTTGGACCTGCGCGGCTCGGACCTGCGCGGCTCGGACCTGAGCGGCTCGAACCTGCGCGGCTCGAACCTGCGCGGCTCGGACCTGCGCGGCTCGGACCTGCGCGGCTCGGACCTGCGCGGCTCGAACCTGCGCGGCTCGAACCTGAGCGGCTCGGACCTGATCCGCTCGAACCTGAGCTACGCGAACCTGAGCGGCTCGGACCTGAGCCACGCGAACCTGATCGGTGCGAACCTGATCGGCGCGGACCTGAGCGGCGCGGACCTGAGCGACGCCATCATCATCCCTGGCTGGAAGATGATTAAGGAAGCCTAACGCACACTCATTATATATACGCACTGACACGCGCCCCGCTGGCTCACGACCGGCGGGGCGCACCCGTGTCTAAAACGGGATGACGTCGTCCAGCGGCGTATTGCTGTCGGGCACGCCCCGCAGCGGGTCAGACGGCGCGCGGATCGCCACTACCTTCGCGCCGGGGAACGCCAGCTTGATCGCCGACGCCGACGCAAACGCCTGGAGCGCCCGCGCCACCTCGTCCAGCGTCCACACCTCCCGCGCCCGCCCATCCGCCGCCAGGGCGTGCGCCTCGTCGGCGGTGCGCACCAGGGAGTACACCTTGCCGTCCAGGGCCACTTCCCACACGTCCGGCGACACCGCCTGCGCACCAGCCTCCGTCGCCGCGCGGTCCACGGCCCGCCACGCCGACGCCATGCGCCGCGCCTCGGTCCGCACGTCCTCTAGCGTCCCGTGGTATATGGCCCGGTTTAGCAAGTACCGCTGTCGGTCGAACTTGGTCCGCAGTTCCTCACCGACCAGCAGCCGGGCTCGATCCACGCCCCACTTGCCCTCGACCTCCCGCGCCACCCGGTCGCATTCCGTCAGGGCGCTGTCGCCCTCGATGTAGGTGCTGGGGGTCTGCATCCAGTCCGCCACCGGCTCCCTCCTGATCGCCTTCGGAGCCGGTTTCGCCTTGATATTCACACTACGCATATCTCACCCTTTCATATGACCGAATTAGATAACACCGCCGGTAGAAGTGTTATGTTATAACATAACATTGATACCACTACACATTCAGTGTGCAGTCAGTGCGCTTTTACCGTTACCCTTTATTGGCCCCCAGGAAGCCCCAGGACAGCCCTCCGCCTGCGGAGGCCCTCGACCACCGGCGGACCCCCGGATCGGCCTGCACGGCCATCTGTGAGGCTACCGCAGGCATCAGAACGGCCTGCGCCTAGGCCTGGGGCGCGCGGGAGGGCTCGGCGTATTGCGCCGCCCCCGGCAGATCAGCCGGGCCAGGAAGTGCAGCAGCTTCAGCATACGCGCAGGCCCCTCATTTTCGTCCGGCTGTTATACATTTCCATCTTAACGATACCGTCCTCGAGCATCTGGCCGATTGCGGCCCGCGTAGCGGATGGCTTGTATCCGCACGCCTGCTCGATCACGTCCGGCGCATACCGGCCATAGGGTTTAGTTCCTGAGTAGGTACTGAGGGGCCTCCCGTCATTCCACGCCAGCTTAATCAGAGATAGCACAGCCTGCCTCTGATCGCCGGTAAGGGGCTCGAATACAGGCTTGGCGTGCGTGATACGCGGGCCGGTGATGGCGTCGGCATCATAAATAGGCGGATCAATTCCAGACATGTCCGCGCCGTCAGGCAGGGCCGTGATTTCAGCCGCCCACCGCAACACGTCTGGATGCTCCCGCCTGAGCGCCAAGGCGTCAGACCTTTCCTCTATCTCCCCGCCCTTCTGAGCATATAGACGCCACTGGTAGCGGCGGGCGTCTGGAATATCGACATAAAGCCTGTAGCAATCGAAATCCGTATCCCGTGGGCAATGGAACAAATACCACGGTTCCGATCTGGCCACTTCCATCTGGCCATGTTCCATGAGGAACCTGATTTCATTGATAACGATCACGCTAGCCGTGTGCTCGATCCTCATTATTTCCTCCTGCGGTTAATGAGACTGCGGAACCACAATACACGATATTCAAAAAAAATAACACTCAACCCCCCGCAACTTGATTTACCGGCCCCAGCGGAGGAGCGGGGGGACCCGCTTGCGGGGGGGCCCGCGAGGTAGCGGGGGCCGGGGCAATCGCCACAACTACCGATCCATCCGCGAACGGAGGCAGGCTCCCAGCTTGCTGGGAGACTCGCCTCCGAGAGACGGGGCGATCGCCATAAAAAAAAAGAGACCGACACCACTTTTTTTTTGGATAAAGCCCGCCGGTATATTTACAATCTATATTCTGCATGTTATTTGCGGAGACCGCAGGCGAAGGGAAAGAGCGCCGCGGTATCCACAAATAACATATATATAACGGAAGCACGCGGAAACGTGCGGAAGTCCCATGTTGTTGTTTTTGTTGGGTTTTCAGACACGCTTCCGCAGGCTTCCGCAGGGGTTCCGCAATTTAGGCCCAAAACATGCGGAAGCATCGCCCATTGATTTCATTACGTTTTTAGACACGCTTCCGCAGCTTCCGCAGGGGGTTTTAAACGGTGTAGTACGGCATGAGCAGGGGGTGAACCTTATACGATATCAGGTGACCCTCAACCTCGGCGCATACCTTTGGGTCGCGCTGCCTCAGCTCATCGAGGTGGTAAAACAGCTTAGGATGGACGCCGTACTTTTTGCCCAGGTGGATCGCGGCCTGCTGCATGAATTCATATCGTTGGTCGGCTTTTATGCTCTCGGCGTCCCTCCCGATCTGACCATTCGGTACGTGGGTATCGACGGACCCATATCCGCCTTCCCTCCCGGCGACGTATTCGAAATCCACGCCGTAGAGATAATCTACGGTTTCAGGGTCTATGGGTTTATTCCAGGCGTATGTTTCTCGGACCCCTGAACTCAGCACTGACCGTTTTATTCGCCAGAGGATTGCGGAAACCCTGGAGCTGTTTATCCCGTGCTTCTTGGCGATAGCGGCGTCCGACATACCGGCCTGCCTATCCCGCCAGATTTCCAGATTTCGGTCATGCTTCTCCGCGTGCGGGTCCACCGACGGTTTTTTAGGTACCAGCGCCTTGCGCATTTCCGCAATCTCTAGGCGGATGACTTCGGCCCTCTTGGTGTACCGCTCCCATACTGTATCCCTGGCCCGGTAGCAGGCCCGTAAGCGCGCCTCGGCGGCGGCTAGTTTATCACTTGCTCGCATTGTGCTGCAGCGCGAACCGCGCCGCCTCCACGTTGATGTCGATGCGGTCCAGGGTGGTCGCGATCCGAGCCTGCTGGCCGACGCTGTAGGCCAGCAGCAGGAGGAACACGACGGGCATGGCGTAGTCCAGGAAACGGGTCATGGGCGGGGCTCCCTGTCGATGTAGCGGCGGTACTCGGCGCGGCATTCAGCAGCAGCGGCCTCGTCATCCGCATCGTGCTCGGCGGCCTCGATCAGCATCGATTCTAGGTGATGTTCGGAGCCGCCGATCATCTCCACGCAATCGGCCTCGAACTCATCGTCGGTGATGTAGCCGTAGCCCATGCCCCAAGGTCGAGCCTTGCCCTCGACCCGTTCGAGCCGGATGTCGTCGATCTCGTCCGGGTCCGCCGGTTGGCCACCGCTGGCGCAGGACGGGCCCTGTTCGGGCGCTCCCCAGGTGACGAGGTAGGATACCGTTACCTCGATCTCAGCGGACGGCGTATCACCACCCCACTCAAGGGTGGTGGTGTAGGAAAATCGGCGGCTCATGGGGTCAGTGTTCCGAAATAGGGCCGGGGCGGTGTGCCCCGGCGGTGGGTTCCTTATAGGTGCAGGTCTTTCACCCTGTCAACAGGGTCGTGTGAACCTTTTTCACTAAATTCCGCCAGACGCCATCCGCTGATCCAGAAGCGGCCAGCTGTTCCGTCGTATGGGCAGGAGGTGATGGGCAGGCCCACCATGTAGGCGGACCACCCGTTGTCGGCATCGAGGTCGGGATCGAACACGGTCAGCCCTCCAGCGAGAGGGCGTAGCCGTTGACGCCCGCCAGCAGGGGTTCAAGGTTTACGGTGTGGTCGGCGATCACGTCCCAGCCGTCGTTACCGTAAACCAGATACACCGAACCCTTCAGGCCGTCGCTAGCGCGGCGAACGTTCAGCCAGTCCTCGTCCGTGTTCATGATGTCGCGGATCACGGCGGCGCGGTCGGTGGTCCAGGGGTGCTGCTCCTCACCGTCGAAGACGCTCAATTCGCAGCCAGCAGCCAGCAGATCGTCGATCAGGCGCGTGACGATCTTGCGCTCGATGGTGATGCGGGCGCGGGCGGCGGCGTTGGGGATGGTCTCGGGGGTCAGTTTCTCGGGGTACATGTCACGTTCTCCTGTGAGAGCCGGGGGCGGTGTTGCCCCCGGCGATGTCTTCCTTATAGGTGCAGGGCTTTCACCCTGTCAAGCGCCCTTTTCCGGCAAATGACAAATTATTCATTGCTCATGTTCCGGCAAATGACAAATTAGTCATTGTTCATGTTCCTTATCGGCAGCCAGAACTGCTTCGGGGTCGGTGAATCCGAACATGGGCAGGAAGTAGAAGGGCTGACCGCGATTGCGCATAAACGCAGCGCCCTGGATTTCATTAGCGGCGGCGGCAGCGTCCCAGGCCAAGGTAGCGGCCCAGGCAGCGGCCCTGGCAGCGGTCCAGGCAGCCGCCCCGGCAGCCGCCAAGGCAG